CTAGCGTTGCTAGTGCAATAGCTCGCCGCTTTCGTGGCTACGTAGAACGAGATGATGTACTGCAAGAGTGTCTTGCTTGGGCATTAACACGTAGCAAACAGTTCGATGAGATGCTTAACGAACCTAATGCAGTTCAACGTGTTATCTATGAGAAGCGTATTGGGTGGCAAATGAAACGTGCTGCTGAACGCTATGCTCGCAAAGAGAAGGCATCCAAGTCTGGCTATCGCACAGGTGATGAAGCCTTCTACGATACAGCTATGATTGCACAGGTCTTGCCTCACGTAATCGCATCCATTGTGGATAACACAGTCTTAGAACAGGCACAGAACCTTATCAACGATGGTTCACCTAAGAAGCCTAGCGTTCCAGCAGAGGGCGGCAACCTACTTGCTACCTTGATTGATGTCAAGCGTTCATACTTAAAGCTTGAAGTGGAAGACCAGACCATACTTCGTATGCGCTACCACGAGGGACTTACTTTGCAACAGGTGGCAGGCTTACTAGAGTGTGCAGTATCTACCGCAGATCGTAGATGTACCAGCGCATTGCGTAAGGTGCAGAATAATCTCGGCGGTGACAACCCGTGGCAATGAAAGAGATTGATCTATTCTTATTCTTATTGGATAACAAATACCCTGACCTACAAAAGTCAGAGGGTATCTATGACTCCTTCGATTGCATTAGTCGTGACTCGAACGCATACATAGAGTTGAAGTGTCGCAACACCCACTATCCCACGCTACTGATTGAAGAGATGAAGTATCGTAAGCTCATCACTCAGGCAGCAGAGCGAGACTTAGTTCCGTTCTACATTAACTCGACTCCAGAAGGAGTCTTTTCTTTTGACCTGATGGAAGTGGCAGAGCCTGAATGGTTTAGTCATTGGATGCCAGCAACCACTGAGTTCTCACGTTCTAACAAGGTCAGTAAGTTGGTAGGTTATCTACCTATCGAAGAGGCGGTTAAGCTCTAATGCAGTATGACTATCGTTGCACAGAATGCAATGGCGAATTAACTATTGAACGATCTATCCACGATGACCCACGTGAGCCATCCTGTTTTGATTGCCACGTCCCAATGGTACGCAAGTGGGACTCACCTGCCATTACCTTCAAGGGTAAAGGCTTCTATAGTACGGGTGGATAATGACTGAAGGGTTCTATAAAACTGATACTTTCAAAACCTCCAACGATGATACGTGGACTACACCACGAACTTTCTTTGAGCGATACAACAACACGTTTAATTTTTCTTTGGACGCAGCAGCGTTGCAATCATCCACTCTTGTACCCGACAACTGGTACGGCCCCGACCATCCTGAGCCAGCGCGTAGAGATGCGTTTCATAATGACTGGGCTAGCGATAGTAACGGTGGGAACGTGTGGCTTAACCCACCTTACGGACGCACGATCAAAGATTGGGTTGCTAAAGCAGAAGCTGAAAGCAAGAAAGGCTGCACGGTGGTACTACTGGTTCCCTCCCGAACTGACACTTCCTGGTGGCACGAGCATTGTATTGCGTATGAAATCGAATTCATTAGAGGTCGCCTCAAGTTTGGGGACCAGCGTAATTCCGCTCCGTTCCCATCGGCAGTTGTTGTAATGAGAGCAAAGTAAAACCCCACCAGTTCCCGTTACTGATGGGGTTTTATTGTACTGAGGAAAGGGTTAGGAAACCTCAGCCACATCTACTATGTTCTGTATTATCCACTCTACCACAGGTACAGCTACAGCATTACCCATCTGCTTATACCTAGTTGAGTCTGATTGTCCAGCAGTCCAGTCATCAGGGAAACCCTGCAATCTTTCGCACTCTACTGGAGTTAAGCGGCGTACGTTTGAAGATGTAAGGACTGTTCCCATCTTGTCTAAATCTGAGCCAGTTCTTAAGGTTTGATTAGTCTCTGAAGTTGTGTGATTGTAAGCATCAAATGCAATAACTGGTGAATTGTTATTTGTCATCCCAGCCTTAAGTGTTCCTATCCCTTCAGAATAATTAGCAAAATCTGATGGTGAAAAAGCAACTGCCATACCTGCTCCTCCTGCTCGAAGTGTTGGTGATACTGTCTCACTAGGTTGTGCATCTAGTCCCTGTGTGTGACTAAAGATTGTAGCCACACCTGACACATTATTACCACCTGTACCCATACGAGATGTAAGTGTATTCATTGTATCTCCTTGAACTCTAGCTCCATCGTGGTAGTGAGGATGAAAGACAATGACTGTCGTTCGCACATCACCATTATCAAATGCGTTAAGCGTTGGCATTACTCCTCCTTCAATCCAAGTCTCGTAGTCATCCACATTTTGTGCTCGCCTACTCTTGGTGAACCACAAGGTTTTCACTTCCTCCACCTAGATCGCCACCATTGGCACGCAATGTGCCAACTCCTTCTGTGTATCCACCAAAGGATGATGAAGTAACAACAATGTGACCATCTCTCGCACCTTCGTGGTTTACTCCTTTGTAGTCACGTGCTTTGAGAGTTCCTATTGGATCTTTGTAGATAACAATGTTGTCTTCTGGTCGTTTGTAACTAGTAGCGGTGAGTGTTGTTACTCCTGGTGTGTACTTAGCGAAGCCTGTTTGACCAAAGCTACTTGGAGTAATGCGGGTAGGGTCTTGCCCCTCTTGTTTGCTCTGCGTAAAATCCCTTCGCAAGCCTTCTGACTTAAAGAGTATTTCGGCAATGCTTGAGTTAGGAGTACGTCTGCCAACGACGAAGACTCTACGCCTGCGCTGGGGTACTCCGAAGTGTTGAGCATCAAGCACCCGCCATCCAAGAGAATACCCGAGGTCGGCCATCGTCCCGATGACGACTCCAAAATCTTTTCCGTTGTTACTGGATAGCAAACCAGGGACGTTTTCGATGATGAAGTATTCTGTTTGCGTTTCTTCCACAAGTCTTGCAATCTCCCAGAATAACCCGCTTCGTTCGCCAGCAAGACCAGCTCTTTTGCCAGCAACGCTGAGGTCTTGGCAGGGAAATCCTCCTGTAATAATTCCTGTGCGTGGTGTAAATCCTGCATTGATTAGATCCTCTCCCTTTACTGTGGTTACATCTGTAAATTGTGTAGCGTCAGGAAAGTGCTGAGCCAATACCTGATTACATTTCTTATCTATCTCAACCGAGGCTACTACCTTCACTCCTTGTCGTTGCATAGCTAAGTCAAAGCCTCCGACTCCTGCAAATAAACTAACGCCCGTCAGCATCAGTACCAGCCCCTTCTGTCTGAGTGTCGGAGAGCGCTACAGAAACTGCCTCGATAGCGGTGTTGAGTGTATCGTACAGCGTGAAGGATTTGTAGTTCAGGTTCTCTACTACGCTCTCTAAGGAGTTGAGCAATTCCGAAAGCTGAACTAACTGGTTTGCCCGAAGAGTCTCTTGGGCGAGCAAGGTGGTCGAAGCGGGATTCACGGGTCCAAAGTGTGATCGCACATTGGATCTGTGCGTCGTTGTATCCGAGGGCGTTGAGGTAACTAACTGCAAGTGCTTTGTTTTCACGCTTCTCCTCCATTGTTGCTTTGGTTCTCTCCTTGATTACTGGTGTATGCGAAATCGTTTGCGCCGTTGGCTCGTGTGTGAATGCCCACGCTAAGATTAGTATTGCCGTCAATACCAACCCACTTTTTACCTTGTAACTCATCTTGTTTCTTCTCCATTTCAAGCAACTGCTTATAGGTGTCAGGGTATAGATGAGCAAGGCGTACTAGCGCACGGTCTCTCGCCCTTCTGTAATTGCGGTCACGGATAGCTTTGCGAGCAGCCGTTTCCAATCTTCTTTGGGCATCATCAACCATTGAGTTTGTCCTCCCAAACAATCAGGACATAGGCTACCAGTATTACTATAATCACTCCTAATACAAGGCTCATAGGCTTGCAGCCCTTACTATTTCGCTGATGTCTAAGGTCTGCCCCACCAGGTGAGCGTCCTCCTCATCGCTATCCCACGCACTTACCAGTATACGACTACCCGTTGGAGAGTTAGTAAGCCATTGGATCGCCTGCTCTGCGTTAGCTCCGCCCCACGTGTTAGCACCGTCAGGCTCGACCACTTCATAGAATAAGATTAAGTCAGACTTTGGTGGGTGTATGGTGTAGACGTTACTCATTACCCTCCTCCTCTGCCTTCTCCTTTGCTACATCATTAACTGTTTTCTCAGGTGTATCAGAGGATAAACTTATCTTTGACAGGGCTTCGCCTAAAGCTGTGCGCCAGTTGCTAGCCTCACCCGTAGCCAGGGCGACAGGTTCTCCTCCGCTGAAGTCAAACAGTTCAACCTTGTTGTTCTTGCGTCCTACTTGTACGACTACTGTGAACACGTGCGTTGTGATTTCCTCAGTCATTTTTTAATCCTATTCTGTGTAGTGTTTTGACCATACGTTCTACGTTCTTTATTGCCTCGCCTAACTCACCGCGCTCCATTTGTTGCACGGCTACCTTCTGGAGTAACTCTACCTTAGCCACAAGGTATTCAATAGGAGGCTCACCCATACGTAGGGCAGACCTCTCCTTCTCTGCACAACTAGGGCAGCAATAGCTCATTGGATCTCCTCCACTTTCACATCATCATAGCCTCGATTAAACCAATCATTAGCTATGGCTACGGCTTGCCCTCTAGTTAGTAGGTTGCTACTCATTTCGCTACCGCCTACCCATACTGTCCATTTACTCATTACTCTCCCTCTCCCTCTAAGTTTTCCCGTGTTTCCTCTAGTATTGTGTAAAGCAATTCATAGTCCAGCTCTGCTTTTTGGTTTTCTAGTTCTTGCACCTGTTGGTGCAGGCTATTTACCTTTTCCGATAGTTTCATTTACTCTCCTCCTCCGTTGGTAGTACGCGACCCTTAAAGTCGCTGCTGATTATTGTTATGCCGTCTCCATTTGTGAAGATGTAATCCCAGTCCCACCTCGCGGGATCTCCGTCATAGGTTTCAATCTCTAGCGTTACCTGGTATCTGTCTTTCATCATTTGCCCTCCTTCTCGCAGTTGAGTAAGTCCTCGCACCACTCCCAGCCGCTACCAGTCCAAAGAAGATGACTCGCCACCTCCCACAACCCCCATACAGCCAGCCCAATTAGGATCCCAGCCACTAGCCAGCCTTTCGGCGTTACGTATTGCATCACTCCTCCTCCTTGTCTATGTCTGACCCGTAAAACTCCACCGAATAATCAACATCGTCTCCGTCTAAGGTGACGGGTTCCTCAATTTGTGCGATGACCTGTAACTGTAAAGCTCCTGCCTCCTCCTCGCTCAGTTCTCGGTCTGTGTAGAAAGACACCGCTAAGACGTATTTCGTTCTCATTAAATCCACCCCTGTTTCAAGACATATCCTGCGCGGTCTTGTCCGTGAAATAATACGCTTGAAAGGTTATAGACAAGGTGGAAACCCATATCCATTCCACAGCCGTTCACGCGAATTACGCGGTGTCCCTTGCTTTCGCTTACCTTGTCACCCATAGCGTGGGCGGCGTAGTAAGTGATGTCTATAATCTCATCACCTTGAGCAATTACTAAAGAGATATCGCGGGACATTCCGCTAGTGCTAACGTGGCGGAGGATTGTGTAGACCTTATCGCCCTCCTTTAAGTAGTGGGTCAATAGGTGTTCGATAGCGTAATCAATGTCTAGTTTTTGCTGTGCTTTCTTGCTCATTGTTGTAGTTGTCATTAGTTGTTCTCCTTGTTTTCTAGACGGGTTTTTAAGGTAAAAGCGTGAATCTCTTGCCAATTCTTTAGATTGTTTTCTTGAATGATTCTCTTGTTGTTCTCTATTATTTCTTGAGCGGTTAGTCTAGGCATTTACTTAATCCCCCACATCTGGCGAATCTCTTGCGCTGTAGGCATTGGCTTAGAATCAAAATCAATGGCGTGACAGTTAATGCAACGGCCTTGTGGGAATACACACCATTGGTCTATCTTCATTCCGCAATCTGTGCAATTCATTTGTAACCCTTTCGATAATCAGCTCGTGGTTGAGTTGATAGGTAAATAGTAGGGGAGCCTCCCCCATATTGCAACAACACAACACCAAAAATGATTACGATTTGGTAACGCTTTCGGTGGGGCATTGTGTCTATTTGTCGACAATTCAAGGGGCTAAGTTACCAGGCAGCGGGCGCGAGTAACTTGGGATCTTGCTGTGAGTTGACGAGCTTTGGCGTGGGTCATTGGTCATTGGGCGATTGTTAAATCTGTGGGGCGTGTTGTTGTTGTCTCCGTCGGTCACCGATACGGGGGCGCGAAACCTTGCCGAAAGGTGAGCGAGCCCTCTCATTGGAGATAGCGGTACGGTACGGGCAAGGCAGACGGTACGCCAGCCAAAAGACGTCCCGCACAGAAAACAAGACCCCTAGGTGTTAAGTTATGTACGGTAGTACTGTATGT